TTCAGACTCAGCTTTTAAATACCATAAGTATCCAGATGTTCCATCTTCAGTAGCTATTTCTACCCAACCGATTTGTGCAGCGTCAGAACCGTTTACTTCATACTTATCTCTAATGATAATTGGAGAGTTGTGGTATTCAGTAAAACTTGGCTCAATAGATGTCATTGAAGCATCATCAGAACCTTTTCCAAACTCAGAACCATAAACAAACAAGTTCAAAGTGCCAGCACCAGCCGTTTGTAAACCAGCAGGTAAAGCAGCGCCAGCATAAGGTACAACTACTATTTCAGCAACTGTAGCTGGAGCAGTAGGTTGTGTTACGCTAGATACGATACATTTTGAAGTAATTAAGCCAGTAGCATTATCAGCAACTAATATAGTTTGATTAGCTTTAATAGCTACAGTGTTGTTACCTCTACCACTAGTAGTTGGATTAGCATTAGCTAATTCAATTTGAATAGTGTCAGTAAGAGCAAGAGCTTTCGCATTACATTCATTATAAGAAACGTGTAGTCTATTTTGTTCAGACCAAAGTACTTGATCAGATGTCATTGGCATTTCAGCGCCAACCATTCTTAAGAAACCTGATAATGTTCTATTACCATATCTCTCAACTTCAGCTTCGTAAAGCTCAGGCAGATATTGTTGTGCCCAATCGCTTGTACCATCAGCAAAGTTTAAGTAGTTGTTACTTAAAGCTTGCTTCTTTTGAGCTGGAATTAAACTTGCAGGAAAACTCCCACTTGTTGCAAAACTCATAATTTTTAATTTTTAGTTAAGTTGTTTTTTTTCTTTTTATTTTTAACTTAGAACTATCTACTCCATTTATTGCTTTTACCTTTAGCCCGTTTATAAATATGTCCCCTGAAGGTGAAGTGCGCGCTTCATTATTTATATTTTTAGACTTAGCAGTTATATCTTTAATAGCATCGGCTTTGCCTTGCTCATAAAAATGATTTGCTATACTATCGGCATTATCTGCAGTATAAAGTGCTTTATGATAACCTTTTAAATCTTTCACACTTCCATCTTTGTTTAAGAACTTCTTAGTAAAGTTTGAAAGTTTAGATTGATTCTCAGCAACATCATTAGCGTTATTAACACTATACCTAAAACGTTTTTCACCAACTTTAAAATCGAAACCTTCGAATTCATTGTTGAAATACTTATTGGTATTTTGTTTAAAGTCGTCATGATGTTTTTTTATCACACTCTGTTCTTTGTTGTATCTATTGAAAAACTCCATTGCTTTTTGTTGTTCTTGAGTAGCGCCCGGTCTTAACTTAATCTCGTCGTAATACTTCTTTTTCGTTTCCTCCAAAAAGCTTTTGGCTTTTGCAATTTCTTCTTTCTTCGCGAGTTTCTTTTTTCTTATATCGCGATCTTCATCCAAATCTTCATCATAAGTAAATTTATCTTCCATAAGGAATTTAACTTCTTCAGGATCAAGATGTGGTCTAGTCTTTTTATAATATTCGTTTAGTAATGCTTCTTCGCTTATGTTAGAATAATCAGCATTTAACCTTACATAATCTTCTACTGTGCCTCCAGTATCTTTCATAAAATCCACTAGTTTTTCTACATTTTCTGGTAGTTCTAGTTTAGGATTTTCTTTTATCTCTTCTTTAATATCTTCAATTACTTTTTCTTCTTCTTTAATTTCTTCAGTAATTTCAGTTATAGTAGCTACTGGCTCTTCTTTTTTATCTTCGGTAGCTTTAGGTTCTTCGGTGTGTGTTTCTCCCACTTCGCCGCCATCTTTGGGAAGTTCGCGTACATCCACCTTCGTTGTGCTTGACTCTGGAATGGCATCTTTTTTAATTTCTATTTTAGGTGTTTCTTCTTTCTTAGATAAATCTACCTTTACTGTTTCTTCTGGCTTTTTATTAGCTAGCTTTTTAGGTTTCTTTTTAATTTTAAATTCACCTTGCTCTAACTCACCAGTAGGAGTTTCTTTTATTTCTTCTGACATAATATAATATAATAGTTAATAAATAATGTAATTATTGAAATCCAATTTCTTGAACTCCTTCAGCTCCTCCGGCTTCAAAGTCTGTAGGTAATAAATCGTTTTTTCTTTGATCTATCATCTTGCTTTGTTGAGTAGCTTGCATCTTAGACCGCTTGTCTTTTCGGTCTTCAATTTCTTTTTCTTTTTGCTTAGTAGCTTGCATATCCATTTGCTTCAATTGCATATCATACCCAAACTGTTCAGCCATTAATTCTTTTCTAAGTTCATTTTCAGTTTGCATTTTTTGTATTTCAAACTGTGACTTAGCTTGTTCAAACTGAATATTAGTTTCATTCAAAGCTTGATTTTTCTGAACTTCAGCCATAGCTGCAGCTTCAGCAGATTGAGCGTTAGCTTGAGCTTGAGCTTCAATCATTTGTTGCTTTTGCTGTTGTTCTATTTTTTGCTTTTCTTTTCTACGTTTCTTAAGTAGTTCGTTAGCAAGCTTTAAATTGTTTATATTTCTAATATCTATAGCATCTTCTAAATCAATACCACCTTTTGCTAAAGCTACTTGTATGTTTTGCTCTAGCATTTGCTTCTCTTCTTCATCTGGCTCTAAATCAATAAATATACCAAAGTCATGAATACTTAATTTAGAAAGCTCATCTAATGTATGTATGTTATAATTAGATATACTATTTTGCAATGACATTCTAGTTAGTGGAAACATTAATGCATCAGCAGCTCTAAGTGAAATATTTTCACATGTTTTAAGAGTTAAAAACAAACTACCTTGCAGTATATGCCTAGTAGCAGTATTAGAATTTGCTGCAGCTAATTTCTGTAAACCAACTAAAGATGATGGATCAGGTGTACTAGCATCTCTTGCTTCGTTTAGTCCGGTTACGTCTCTTATCATTTGTAGGTAATATTGATAAGTCTGTATTAAGCTTTGCATTTTAGCGCCACCAGAAGAAGACTGTAATTCTTGTATTGGAACTTTACCCAAGTTTTGATCTCCATCCTGAGTCATTGATCTACCTACGATAGAACCAGTTTGAAAATACATGTTTAAAGCTTCAGCAGGATTATAATTAGTTCCGTTACCAAGATCAACCTCTGCTAAACCATCCATGTCTAAATATACACCATCAGGTACTATTCTAGACATTACTTGTTGCAGTTTAAGGTGCGTTAACTGAATCATATCAGCAAAGCCTGTAATTCTAGAAACAAGCGATTCTATGCGTCCTCTGTACATTCTAGGAGCTACTATGTTATAACTCATATTAACTTTGACACTATCAGAATAAGGTCTTGTCATATTTTCAGACATTTCCCACCTTAACATATTTTCAAAACCTAAAATCTTAGCTCCGCAGTAAAGTGTTTCTATTGATCTATAAGCTTTCTTAAAGTTATCATTGTCTTCTGCCTCTAAAAATGTATCTTGCTTTTCAATGACTTTTTCTAAACCAACATTAGTTTTCTTTATTTTAAAAACTTGGTTGGTATATGACTTCCATTCAAAGTATAGCACTTGAACAGTTTGACCATCTCTTCTACCGTTCCACTCTCTGCTATAACTGCTATTACCTTCGTACTTTTGAATTTTTTCTAATTCACTATTGCTAATATTAGGAAATTCTTTTTTAAGCTCAGGTAAGCTAATATTTTTAACTTCACCGACGTAATATAAATCTTCAAAATTAGGATCTTCAGTATATGAATATACTAAGTTAACAGGATCAACATAGTCTAATACTATACCTTCAGATCTATTAAATGTAGTTTTAACAGCTCCAATACCTAACACTGTTAAATCATAATTTAATCTTTTTCTAATTAAATGATATTTGTTTTTGTCTAGTACTTGGTTTATTAATTCTTCTTCAGCAATTTCTATAGACTGCTTATAGTTTAATTGCATATGAGCTGGAAGTTCGTCTAAACTCTTTGGTGCGTCTTTACTTTTATCACCTTTAGATACATCTATTCCTAAAGTTTCTTTTACTTTTTCATCATACTGTCTTAAAAATATATCATCTATAATATCTTGAGCATACTGAGTTCTTTTTCTCATTGACTCCGGATCTTGAGCAAATGTTTTAACTTCGTAACTTCTTTGTGATATACCGTTTACTACAATGTCAACAAACTTAGGTATAATAGGTACAGGTTTCCAGTCTAAGTTTAAATAAGATAAATCACCGTTTATAGATAATTCATCTTTATATTTTTGTATAGATTGTTCTCCTCTAGCATATAATCTTCTATTATGAAAGGTATTGTAGTTGGTCATAAATCTATAGCCACCACCTCTGTAGTTATTAAACCACTCACCTTCAATAGCTCTACCAACGGCTAAACCATAATCCCATGAAGCTTTCTCAGCATCAGATACGATCTGATCTGGAAAAGTGCTATTCATATTAGTGTAAATTTGCATTTATTGTATTATTTTTGATGTTGATCCGTTATTATCATATTTTTTAAATCCAAGTTTAACTTGATTTTTAATAACATGGGGTATTGGTCTATACTTATTCTTATTGCAAGCCATAATTGCTAAACCAGAGCTAATAGAAGCATCATGCTTAGTTCTATTATTAATATTAAATTTAGCCCAGTCTTCTAATGTGTTTTGGAAATACATATCACCGTATGTTTCTCCATTAAAACCTACATGATCTTCTATATAAGTTTCTATTGCTGCTGCATGTGCTTGTTTAATGTCTTCACTAGAGTTAGGTATTCCACCTATTTCTTTCTCTGTAGTTGATAATTTATTCCAAACTTTATCAGGGCGGTTTATACTGAAACCTCTATAACCTCTACGTTTAAAATAATATAATAATCTTGGTTTGTTATTTTCTGCCAATATTGGCATACCATAGAATATACAAGCCATTAATACATCTTCAAAAAATGTTTCTGCGGTTTGTGGTCTTGATATATATTCTAAAAAGAAATGATTAGGCGGAACATCTTCCATACTAAATTTAGTAAGACCGTGTAACGCTCCATTAGAACCTTTACCATCAACCGTACCTGATATGTCATAGCTATCACAACCAAAAGCTCCAACGTGTTCATTACCAGGATACTTCTTACCATTCTTTATGATTACACTATTTTGAAGATTTTTAGGTGGAACCCAAGATATTAAAAACCTACCGTCTTTGTTAGGGTAAAATATAACTTGAGTATCTTTAACTCCATTTCGCCATTGGAAACTTCCTTTTGTAACAGCAGCCGTATTACTTACTTCTTCATTGTAATCAACTTGTTCGTATATCTTTACTAGGTTAAATAAAGATTGTTTTGTTTCATCTCTGAAAGCATGTTTCTCAGTACGTGGAAACTGCCTGTAAAATTCGTTTAATCCGTCTTGGTCTTGTTTGAGTCCTTCAACTTCGTTTTCCCAGTGTTCGATAACTCCGATGTCAATTGCTTCTCCATCGATTCCAGTGACTTCAGTTTTTGGCGTATTGAAGACAGGTAGTCCATAAGTATCAATGTATCCTTCGTAGGACCATTCCATA